TCCCGCTAGTAAAATTGTATTAAGTTCCGCTGCAGTTTTCTCGGAATTCTCTAACAACTTACGTTGTGTGACTCCATTAGGAAGGCTAACGCGAACAGGTCCCCACTTTGAGGATTCATGAATCCAAGAACGATCTTCAATAGGATCTTTAAGTTCTTTAACTGGGATGTCCTTGCTGATATCCACTTCTACTGGTTGACGGATACTGCAATGTGGGCAAGTGACCTCAAACGTAATATCCTTACCAAAAGTAGCGCGTCGAATACCTAGGAGGATTGCATCACGGTCTCCCGCAAGCAACGTATCTAAGTCTTCCTTTGTAGTTGGTTCTTGACCAAGCGCGATAAGTCCTCGCTGAAGCATCACCGATAAGGCGCGTCCAGTAGTTCCTGCTCGTGCAATAGTCTCTTCGTCTGCACCGTTTAATTCTCGAACTTCTGCATACTTGACTAAAGCACCCTCCCGGTTAATAAAACCACCGGGTAGGGCAACTTCAGTATCAGAAGGCGTTTCAGTTATTACGGATTGAACTACGATTTCTTCGGACTCTAAAGCCTTTACCGCTGCGTTAATAGCGGCGGCGCTTGAGTTTAATTCTTCTGCCACGTTTTATGCTCCTTGTTTGTGTTGGTTACGCTAGTGCGATTGGCTTGTAATCTGAGGTTGTATAGAATACGGACAAGCCCTCGTGAACTAAGCCCATGGTTTCTACCATGATGCTATTGCCACCTGCGTCAAGATCTGAGTAGTTCAATGTTGAGATCCACGCGTTGTGTACGTAGAAGCCCATCATTGGCTTATTACCATCAGAAGATGTTGCTCCCGCGACTTCGGTATTTGCAGTAGATCCTGCTGCGTTTGGGTGATCCAAAACGTAGATCTTAAGGTCGCAACGGAAGTCCGTATTGGTTGTAGTATCCAAGTTTAGACCATCTCCTGCAGCCGCTGCGAAGAGGTACTTCATCCAGCGGATTGCTTGATCATTCTTGTAGACAACTCCACGACCCAAAGTAATTGGGTTAAAGGTTGTCATGCCAGGGATCTGATGGATAGTGGTGTTGTAGCCACCTTCACGGTAAGCGATTGCCTGGGTGTTGATTCCCAAACCGCTAACGTTCACAAAGCCTCCGCTGAAGTCAGCGATCTTTGAATCCGCTTTTCCGCCGCCGCTGGCATTGTTGAAGAACTCTACATAGAACCTAAACGAGCGTAGCGGATCTGTAGCTGCGGACGAGAAGCGATTAATTACGCTATCTGTTGCCATTATTTATTTCCTTCCTTAGGAGACAGTAACGGTGGCGCCACCGTCGAACTGACCGATTTTGATGATTACGAATTCAGCAGGACGCTGTAGTGCCACGCCAATTTCAATATTAAGCTGACCAGCATCAACCAAAGAGATTGGGTTAAGTTCTGCGTCGCACTTTACAAAGAACGCCGTTGATGGAGTTGATCCATTAAGACCACCTTGACGCCAGAAGTCTGTTAAGAAACTTGCTACTGTTGCTTCAACTTTACGCCACAACTTTGCGTCGTTAGGCTCAAAGATGGCAAACTGAGTAAGATCCTTAAGTGCTTTTTCCAAGTAGATAAGTGTGCGACGAACAGGTACATACTTAGCAACTGTTCCTGGAAGCAATGTGCGAGCGCCCATTACAACTACACCAGAACCTGGAATATAACGAATTGCGTTAACAGGTACGGCCGCTGAGTTCAAGGAATCTAGGTCAGCGTTCTTGATTGGGGCTACACCAATTGTTCCAGCAATTCGAGCCTGAAGACCCGCAGGAGCCTTGAACACGCCACGTGAAGCATCCGTATTCATATAAAGACCAGCAACAGCAGCACCATTACCTACAGTTAGGGTCGCTCCAGCAACTGAAGTTGTTGGATCCTTAATGTAAAGGGGTGGGTAATAAACAGCACCGTAATTAGTTGCTGTGTATTGCTGAGCAAGTGCTATTTGATTTGCAGGTGTGTCGTTGATTCCATCAATAACGACAAACACATCTCCTCGATTTGAAGCATAACTAAGAGCAGAGTTGACATCTACATAATCAGTTACGCCCGGAATGTTAAGAACCAAAGAGCTGTTAATAATATCCAACTTAGACAAAGCATTTGTAATATCAGATGCTGTAGGCATTGCTCCACCTGTGTTGTAATCCAAGCCTCCAGCCAAGAAGATATTGCTGGCTGTAACAGGGTTACGAAGGTTAGTAGGTGACAATGGTGCAGAGGAACCATTATCAATAGCAACAATATAGTTAGATTGAGAATTAATAACTTGAATAATGTAACGATTATCGGTTGAATCCATGCTTAAATCTGTGTAATACTCAAGAACTGTTACGGCTGTTCCGATTGTTTGAGCAACTGTAAGGTTTACATACCCTGTTGTAACAGAGTTAGTAATCGTTACAGAAAGGGTATTTCCCCATGCGCCGGGGTTAGCGGCTTGAATGGTAAGGGTAGTTGCAGGTGATCCATTACGGTCATTAAATGAACGCGTTGCAATTCCTGTGCTGCCGCTTAGTGATGGAGAAACAACACGAAGAACGTAGCACTGGCTTCCACCATTTGAGAAAAAGAGTAGTACTGCATAGTGCAAAGTGTTGTTAGTTGTCCAGCCACCGTAAAGTGAAAGGTATTGACTCCATGATGTTACAAGAGTCGGAGTTGTTGGACCCTGATAGGTAGCGCCGATGAATGCAGCGACAGACTGTGATGAGGTGCCAGCAACGGATGGAATAGGGTTCAGGGTTTCCTGAACGTATACTCCTGGGCGTAAATATGTTGCCATAAGTTAATCTCCTTGGTAGATGTTAAATTGAATTACAACGACTGTAAGCCCGAGGGGATATCCCCATTATTGATAATGTTGACCTGTTCGACTGGCGAACTGGCGTCTGCAACTTGTGCAGGAGTCATTTCGCTCATCACTCTAACGCTGAAGACGTTTTGAAATACTCGTCTCCCATCCTCGATACGGTCGCGCTTGACGAACCCTTCGAGAAACATATGTCGGACAACGGTTGTTCCGTCGCCATTAGCACTCGGGATAGGTAGGAACCCATACTTACCCGGGATCTTTTCATTTAAAACTGAGTAGATGATTGCACGATCGTGGCGTGGGTGACGTGAATAAGAAGTTAGTTGATAAAATAAATCATAAACAACAGGAGCGTAATACTCGTAAGTTGTAGATCCGTCAGATACAACTGTTCCACGGTTAGTGTCATCTATCCACATACCCGAACTTTGACGATCAGTAGCTTGCTTAATGTCATAAAGTTCCATAACCATGTATGGGTAATCTTGTGTACGAAGCTCTACGTCTGGGTATCCGTAGTAAACCTTTAATGGTCGTTGAGCTGATCCAAAATCAGATATTGTAATACCCTGCATTAAAGTCTTAAGTGCCTTATCCTCGGCAAAAATAAAGGCGTTATCAAGATTAGTTGTCATGGCAAGATCCCCGTATCAAAGAGATGATTAATAGCGGCCTCGGCAATAGAATCAGCAAGCGCTGCCTGAGAACCAGAAATGAAAGGGCGTATTACAGAATTAGGTGAAACGTCTTTGTTGCCGTACTCGACGTCAAATATGTCACCCTCTTGCTCTTCTTGATAAGAGATCATGACTTTGCCATCTTTTGCAACGACATCAATTTCATGATGCCAGCCTTTAGCCATGGCAGACTGTTTTAGTTTTGGATCAAGTTTATCTGCGGCTTGTTTTGCGGCCGCTGGTGCTAGTGAAGCAAAGTCAGTTGACATATGTGACTCCTCCTGCGGCAATGCATGCTAAATGACCTTGTGACTTACGCAAGGTAGCAGACATCGCAAAGGCTCCTTTCGGAGTGGCAGGTACTTCTAGCAAGGGTGGTGCTTTGCCCCCCGCATGGGGACACTACAAGGGTAAATGAAAAAGCCCCCTTGCGGGGGCTAAGTCATTACTTCTTTTTGATCTTCTTGGCTAATGCCGCATCTTTTTTGGCATCTTCTTTAGCAGATGGCTTTTTTGCATCCATCTTCTTATCTTCTTTTTTAAATGCTTCTTTTTGCTTAGGGGACATACCTTTCATAAATTTTTGATCGGCTTTTTCGTCCTCTTTCTTAGTAAGTTTTTTCTTGTGGTGCGTCAACTTACTTCTTCTTTCCCATTTTCTTAAGGCCAGCAGCTGGCTTAGCAGCACCCTTCATATTTGCTGGTGCAGACTTCTTACCCTTGCCGTATCCAGCTTCGCCTTTTTTCTTATTGCAACCGCATGACATGCACATAGTATTGCCTTTCTTAGTTAATAAGCCCCGTAGTATTGTTACGGATCGCTTCGAGTGGATTTAGATCAGCTTCTGTAGGGGCATCTGCTTTAAGGTCTTCAAGTTCCTGTTCAGCCTTCTTGCCCGCTTCAATAGTTGGTTCGACTTCGGCAGCTAGTTTATCAGCAGCTTCCATCTGTGCGAGGCGTGCTGCCTCAAGTTCAGGATCCGCACCTAGTAGTTCAAAATGGATGTGATCATGACTAGGAGTTGTTTCACCCTCAATAGGTAGTAGATCTGACATTACTTTTTCTTCGCTTTCTTCTTGACCTTAGGGGGGAGTTTCTTTCCTTTGGGAGTTTTATTCTCCCACTCTTTTACCATCTCTGGGTGCTGTGAGTACATAAATTGTCTCTGGGCTTGGGACTTAAACGGCATTATCCAACACTCCAGATGCTTAAGTTTACACTTGCTGTTTCAGGTCTGGCTGGGTTGGTTCCGGCAGCCGTATTAAGTAATTGAGGATAGGTATTAGTCGATGCCCACCAATAAAGTTGGATGTAGTCGCCAGCATTAAAGACAGCAATGTCTTGCATGCTTGCTAGGTTTTGTGCACCAGAAACTGCCAAGCTATATGTATATGAAGAGACAGTTGCGTTGTTTCCATTTACCGCATACCAAAATGTAAAGTTAGTTCCACCGCCACCACCATTAAGAAACATCTGGGCGTCTAAATTTATAGCGTATGCCCCAGCATTAGCAACGATGATTTTTCCACTTAATGCAGATGTTCCCCCAGAAATGCCTTTTGCAACGTCTGTTGTATTAAACGTAATAAGGTTTGCTGTAGAAGTTCCACCAGTAGTTTGAGTAGTTGTATCGTAAAACTCACCATAGTAAAGAACGGCTGGTGCATTGTTACTAATGTTATTTACTTTAATGCTCATGCTGTTGTTACCATCAGTACAGCAACATTTGAAGACCCAGTTGAGATAGCGTATAACGCTGAACTTTGGCTTAGGCTATCGATAGTTACAGAAGATCCAGCAATAAGTTTCACTCCGTAAGAGGAGGAGGTCACTGTTGATGCTCCCAAATAAACGGTAGCTGAAGGATCAACATTTTGCACGGATATAGTTCCGTATGCCCAAGTAGGATTTTTTTCTCCTGTTACGGAATCAGTAATAGTTGGATCTACGTTAAGTTGTACTGCTGTTGAACTGTTAAGCGCAACAACTGAATGGGTGAGTGCCATTTGTCTCCTTAGTTATTATGTTCTGGAAGTAGGTCATTTGTAAGAGGCGCCTGACTGTACAACCCAGCGTACTGCTGGAACTGCGGATCATTAACCATTTCTTCACTCATTACCTGAATACATTCAACAGACAAGAGCGCATATCGATCTTTAACAATTCCCCGTTGTTGAACCTTGATAGGTCTCCATATCTGATTCAACCACTCTATTCTCCCACGACCTTCTAATTGTGGGTTGCCAACTACATTTGGCATTATTCTTTCTACTTGCTCAGCGTCTAGGGTAAG